CAATAATTGCTGTAACTGGATCAGGCATTATGAAAACTCCTCTAAATAATCTTCGTATTTCTCGCCGTACATTCGCATGATTAAGTGTGCGCTTTCTTTAGCAACCTCTTGACCATGACAGAGTTGTACAACAGTTAAAATAATATCGTAGTAACCCGCTCTCCACATAAACGACCTAGCGTCAACATCGCCCTCTCGCTCAACGTGGTCTGATGCCTGCCACTTCAGTATAGCATTCGCCAGTAGCGGCACTAATGTCGCGCTCTTCTGAGCAAAAAATGCGTTGGAATACTGACCAACCATCATGTGCCATAGAACGTGATCTAAATCCTTTCTGTCTACTGGGTCACCGTCAGCGACATCATCAAATAACTGTATCGATCTGTAGAGGTCGATTAGCCAATCAGAAGCCTCTTCTGGCAGGTACAGTACCTCTATAAAGTGACGCTTCAGCCAATCTATGTCGCTCAAAATATGCCCTCTTTTAGCGTATTGTCTCACATATTGCGACCAATTCAATTACTAGCTTATTTCGCTGCCGGTGGCGCTAATTACTAGCGAACTAGCCGTACCCGCAGTCGTAACAATCGTCGCGCCGTCTGGGACCACCTGACCAACCAATTCCGGACAGGAATACGTCTCCCTGATGCCAATCGACCTCGCGTTTATCACCGTGTTCGATGCCAATGGATTACCGGAAGAATTCGCGTTAGGCAGATAAACTGTAATCAGCGTGTTGGCCGATCCAACGTTGGTCACCGTAAACTTATCGATGATCGTCGTTGCACCTGTCGCGGTGTACTGAATCGTCGCGGATGTCTCAGCGAGCTTCCTTGGGATGATGTTCGTTACTGTGATAGCCATTACTGTTGTACCTGAGTTACTGCGACCATGACCGCAGGCGCTGCCGGAGAGAATGCCGTGGCCGCGCTCGCGTCTAGCCACAAATTAGTGTCATCAACCGCAAACATTACCTCTATGTAATCTGCCGCAACCAAGCTAATGAAGTCACTCTTTTGGATCGTCGCATATTCGCTGTTAGCCGATTGCGTTAGCCTGCTGGTAGAGTTTGCAATGTCTACGCCGTTTTTGCGAAACCAGAAGTAGCCATTCTTCGCGCTCGCGCTATTCGATAGCACCTGAAAGTTGACCGCAAAATTGTAAAGCCCCGCATGTGCAGCGACCAATCTGGATGCCGGTGTGCCAAGCGATATGCCGTTTGATACCTCTGTGGTGTCAAAAACAACCGCGACAGCGGTACTCGTGCCACCCGCAACCTGATCAGTGGTCCGCGTAAACTGTCCGTAATACTTTTGCTGCTCAATGATTGGCCTGACAAATATCTCGCCCTCAGTCGCGCTGACCTTTAAAACAATCGCACTGGGATAGAGACATTCGGCGCAGTGGGCTTGACCTTGGTAAACGCGCCTGCCGTGGTCGGGCTGGCGTACAACTCATCACCGATAGCCCATGACTCGCTCACCGCGCTGCCGGTGGTGTTGATGTCTCTCACGTTACCGAATGTCGTAACAAACCCTAGATCACCGTTATCGATGTCCTGTGTCGCAACGCCTAAAAAGTATTCTGACCGATAAGTGCCGTCAGCAATGTAGTCCAGAAACTCAATTCTAAAGTCACCGTTTACGCCATCAAATCCGATGGTAGAACCGTTGGTGATGGTAGATCCGGTGTTATTCCGACCGTAAATGTACGTCTCTTGGCCTACCTGCTGAACAACGCCGTCCGAATGATGCAGGTTCAGCGTGTCATCNTTCGCGTTCCATACCACCCGCGCATCTTTATCCGCGTGGGGCGCTGACGGCGCAAAGTCGATGTAGTCTACTGACAGGTGATTAGTGTCCGCTGCCATGTTAGCGGTGGTCTGAGCGTACTGCGCGATGATCTCAATATCGACAATAGAATTATCGCTGCTGCTCTCGTCAACAGTGCTGAACAGTTTCTCAAACTGGATGATCTGCTCGTGATCCTTGAGGAAAACCGCCAGTTGGTCCCTCGTTAGCCCTAGCCTTGACTTAGCCATAGCTAGTACGCCAGTGGCTCGACCTGAGCCTCTAGTCGAGCGAACGATACATGTGCGTCAGACTCGCCCCTGAAACGCTGTATGCGCCAGTTGACCATGCTGCCCTGTTGGAACCAAACAAGCCTTTTGTTCCGGTTGCCCTGAGTTCCCGCCTTGATTGATCTGCTCTGGCTCCACGTTTCACCGTCAACACTGTAGCTAGTGCTAATCAGAGGATTTGTGCCGAATTCTACGCGACCCGTTAGCGCAACTAACTCCAGTTCATGGAAGATCGCCCCGCGACCCTCGTTATAAACGATGCCGGTCGAGAACTCCCAACGAACCTTTTCACCATAATGTGATCCGATGTCATCTTTAAAGAATCCGAACACGTTAGACGTTGGGTCACCAATCAGCCACCTGTCGTAGCACCACACGATGTCTCGCGCCTTGTACTGCGCTAAACCTAGCTCTGATGTACTCAGAACAAACCAGACCGGCGTATTCGTCGCCTGCGTAGCCGTAAAGTCAAAGACCAGTGTCTGGTCAGGTAAATGAACGTAGAGGTGCTGATGATTCCGGTCGTTTCTTGTTTCTAGCTTAACCTTCGACAACTGCACCTCAGTGTAGTCAGTCAGTATCTCGTCAATCTCTTTGGTGCTGATCTTGTTAGCCTGCGCGTTAACGCCAAGGAATATGCCGGGCGATTCATTACGACCGCTGCCCAGAAACGCAATCGTCTCAATAAACAAGCAACAGGCGTGAGTGCCAACGCAGCCCTTCTGAATTTGTGCGCCCTCGACCCGCTGAAACGGGAACAGGCTGCCGCCAACATTGTTGAACACCTCGATAGTGTGCCGGTTGACCGCGTATATCTCATTTCTTAGCTTGATTATCGACGTTACAGGGTCAGGATCTATCTCAGATGACCCATACTTCAACGGATTGACCGCAAACGGGTCCAATAGCTCTGTCACCACCAAGAATTCGCCGTCAGTGGTCATAAAGTAACCATCAACCCAGACAACATCCAACACCAAACCTAAATCTGGGTCAGTTACCTGCTTGACAGTGGTCCCGTCCCAATAATACAGATTGCCGCCGCTCGCAATTGCCAACAGATCAAAAGAATAATCCATCGTTACGAGGTTATCGTCAGTGCCGCCAACGTCACCCAAAACAGTGACCGTACCATCTGACGCAATAGAGCATAGGGAAGTACCCATGACCCTGTAGCAGATGCCGTCACGTTCGATACCACCGCGATTTACGCCCGGTCCTTCGCCATGCTTCACCAATCCATCTGCCGGTCTTAGATAGCCGTTGCTGATGCCTGACTGCTTTGGAACAGGTATAAGATTGACAGGGTAGCTAGTGCGTATCTCTGCCTGCTTGTCATCAGTGAATATACCGTTGAGAATGGGTATCTGCATGCTAGTACGACTTTTTTGGTTTTGGTTTCTTCGCTGACTGCTTAAATGCCTTCGCTGATGGAGCGCCTTTGGCACCGGCCTTTCGCATCTTCTCGCCTGAGCCTGCCTTTATTCGCTTCTTTTTAGCCGCAATATTTGCGTACAATCCCTTCTTCGCCATTATGACCTCTTTGACTTAGTGCCTGCACACTTCCAACGTTTACGCGATAATCTTAGCGGAGAGTTTGGGTTAGAAGCGGCCTTCGGGTGCTTCTTCATCTGACCAGCAGATCTGGCGCAGTATGCGTCACCCTTCTTGGTTCCGGCCTTAACTCTAGGACCGCCGCCCTTAGCCTTGCCCGCCTGACCGTAGGAAACCTTCTTCCCAGTAGACGTAACCTTAACCTTTGCCTTACCCCGTCTTGGTGCAACCATTATGGTAGTGACTCCGATGTCATGCTAACAACAGCGGACGCAAGAATATTAGTTGTGTCTGCCGTCTCTGAAATTTCAATCGTGCAGTTGTTCGTCAGGTATCCGCCAGATATTGACAGCCCCCAGTATCTTGTAGCCACTAAAGACACCCACGATCCGGTCGGAGCAGATCCGGCCTCGTTAATCGCGTCACCACTATTCAGCGTCAATCGGATTGAGTAATCTGCGGCAACCCCTGCGCCAGTCAGCCAGTTGTAATAGTCCGGCGTACCTGATGTGATCGTGACGTACCCGGTATTCGCCGCGCTAAATCGCACGATGGAGGTAGCTGGGTCAGTTACCGTATTGAAGTAGGACGCATTCTTTAAATACGCCCCCAACGCAGTAGATGCAGTAGTGCCAAGCCCAGTACGGGCCGCAAAACTCATGACAGATCCTTCAACATAGAAGCGTACCAGCTAGTGCCAAGGTAGGTGATTACCAATAAATCAACAGCGTTTGAGTTAGTAGACAACGTCTCTGCCGTACCACCGGGCCACTTGAAAGCAGCAGGCCAAACCATCGTTCGACTACCTGTCGCGTCCTGAGTAAACAGCATGTTAACTGTCTGCCCCTGTGCTGGTCCGGTCAATGTCAGTGTGGTCACATTCTCAGTGAGTGTGCTCGTAAATACGTTGCTATCTGTCATATCTGCGGTGAGCGTACCGCCGCTGCTAGAGACGGCAACCGGCGCAGTCTGCGCGTGGCCGGTAAAGTTAGCGCCGTCAATCGTTGGGTTTGTGTTGAATACAGCACTACCCGTACCAGTTTCATCAGTCAACGCGCTCGCTAAATTTGCGCTGCTTGGAGTACCCAGAAATGTCTGAACGCCTACGCCAAGACCCGTTAGGCCAGAGGTAGGTAGACCAGTACAGTTGGTCAGTGTGCCAGAGGTAGGCGTACCCAGTATCGGCGTTACCAGAGTAGGGGAAGTGTTGAACACTGCCAAACCTGATCCGGTCTCATCGAGGAGCGCCGTAGCCAACTGTGCGCTTGTCATGATCAGCGTATTATCAGCTAGGTTTATTGTCTTGTTGGTTAGCGTCTGAACGCCCGTAGTCGTAACAAGGTCAACACCGCTAATCTGCAAGCTGTTAACAATCGTATACCAAGTCTGTTGCAGTTCGTTAAACCGTATCGTAAACGAACTACCGGCGCCAAGTGAGGCAGGAACGCCAACCAGTGTCCCGCCATTGCCGTTGATCGTCAGTGCGCTAATCGTCTGCGTAGAGATAATGATAATCTCTTGACCNTCATAGCAGTCAGCNACAGGTGGCAGCGTCACNGATCCGGCGGCGAATGTGCCGGTCGGGTTCATGATCAGCCAAATGCTCTGTGATGAAGCGGCCAACGCAATGTTAAACCCAGAGTTGGTCGGTGCGTTAATGACTACCGTGTAATTCGGGTCAGCGAAAGTGGTCTGGAAGTATTCGACCAAAGTCGTAATAGATGCCTTTCGAGCGTCACCGTTGCTTGTCGCATAAACTGGCAGTTGATCGCCACCGGAC